CCTCTAAGCCAAGCAAACATTGCAAAACAACTTTACAGCAGGATGTTCCAACGTGGGGCATCGTCAAAAGATGTCCAGATGTCATTGCAGTACGGTATGGCTGGAGCCAACCTCCGCACAATGGGATTCTCAGACTCACAACAGCAGATTCTTTCTCAACAATTTAAGATGATTGCAGCAGGGAAGAGCCCTGATCTTGCATCCCAGAGTGGTTCTGCAAACCCTCTCGCTCCTGGTCAACAGATCACTGCTGCACAGACACAGACTATGCAATCTGCTGAAGCAGGTATGCTCAAAGGGTTCCAAGACGCCGCAAATGTCGTTACTGCACTTAATAAGCAGATGCAGGGATTGGGCGATGAGTTCTACCGTCTAAAGGGCGTGATCCAAGGAATTAACGGCGGAACAAACGGCGCTGGTGGTATTGCTCTTGGAGGAATTGCATCTGGTATCTCTAACTATGCCTTAGGACGTACTGCATTAAAAATACTGGGTGGAGGGGGATCACCAGCAGGCGCTGCTCGAACAGTTGCGGGTGCTGCTAAAAATGTTTTGGGAAGAGGCATCGTTTCTGCAGGCGCTGGCTACGCTATGGGCCAGGGTGGAAAGACGATTGGTCATGCCATTGGTCTAGATAAGTCATCGGCAGGAAGAAAAGTTGTGCGTGGTGGATCCATTGCCGCTGCTGCGGGAACTGGAGCCCTCATTGGTGCGGGCATTCCTGTTCTTGGAGAAATTGGCGTAGGAGAAGTAGGTGGAGCCATTATTGGTGGACTTGCAGGCTTCTTTGGTTCTGGTGGAGCAAGCACAGGGTTTGGCGCTTCATTTGGTGCTAAAGGTGGAGGCGCAGTTCAATCACCTATCCCAGGAGCAGCAGCGACCACAGGATTTGGCGCCAAAGGCTCTATCTGGAGCAGTACAAACAATACCCACAAGGGACAAGATTATGCAGTACCAGTAGGAACTCCTGTAGAAGCAGTTATGGCAGGAACAGTCATTGATGAGCGTCTCAGTAGTGACTATGGAACTTACGTACAAATTGATCATGGTAATGGTTACCAGACCATTTATGGCCACTTGAGCAGTAAGTCTGTATATATTGGGGATCAAGTAAAGTCTGGTCAGATCATTGGTAAGTCTGGAGACACAGGTAACGTCGATGGTCCTCACCTTCACTTTGAAGTTCGCAAGGGAAAGAACAACCCCGTAGATCCTTCTCAACTTATGGGTGGAGCGTCAGTGCTCTCTCCTAACGTCTCTGGTGGAGCAGAAGTTACCAAGGGCGTCATCTTAGGAACAGGAAGCCAACAGTCGTGGGCAAAGACTCTCCTTAATAAACTAGGAGACCCTACTACAAGTCAAAATGTTTCTGCGTTAACTACGTGGGCTGCTTGGGAAGGCGGTCACTGGAAGAACACCGCTAACTACAACCCATTGAACACAACTCAGCCTTCAAAGGGCGCAACTGACATGAACTCTAAACATGTTAAGTCGTACTCTTCATGGAACCAAGGCTATCAAGCAACCATTGACACACTCAACAATGGTCGTTACAGCAACATCCTCAGCGCCCTAAAAAGCGGTAAAGACACCCAAGCAGTTCTCTCTGCAGTCAACGCATCTCCTTGGGGAACACACATCCCTGCAGCAAAGGGTGGAGGATCAGTTGGTTATGGCGCCTCAATGCCTTCTACTGGAGGATCTGTAACAAACCACTTTAATATGCCAATAACATTGCAAAATGGAAATGATGAAGAGTTGCTACGAGTAGCAAATAGAGTTAAGTCTCTCATAGATAGTTCAACTAAGCATGCGACGATGGGAAGTAGATAATGTCCTCAGGTACCCAAGGTACTCCAACTCATTTCACTAGACCACACCCAACAACGGGCATTGGTGTGTACAGTCCTGCGGTAGTTAATGCAGTAAACAATGACGCTAAGAGCGTTGCTCAAGCACAGGCTAAGTTGACCGCTGAAACTAACACTTTAAAAGATTTAAACAAACAAAAAGCCTCTTTTACTCAGCAATTAAAGACCGCTACTGATCCTTTTTTGATCATTACTCTAAAAGGTCAATTGGCACAAGTACAAGCCTCAATTGATGAGCATACTAAAAAACAAAGCGATGCTCAAACACAATTAAACACGTTGACCTCTAACTACAACTCTCTTCTTACGCAAATTTCAAAAGGAACTTATGTTCTACCAAAATCTAAAGGTTCTCCTGGTGGAAATAATACTAGCAAAACTAAGGGTTCAAAATCTAAGGCTATTTATCAATACAATGCTCCTATGGTTAGTTCTGCTTACATTACTCGTGGAGTTCAAGTTAACTCTGCTGGTTTTGACAAACTTATTACTGATCCTGGTAAATTACAAGACGCCAGTAAGAACTGGGGAACTAACCAAGGTGCAAAAGGCGTCATTCAGATGAACCGATCGTTTGCTGATATGGCGCCAGCCGCCACAAATAAAACTAATAGCAATATTGTTGATCCTCAAATGTATGGATTTAAGTTCTTATACAATCCAACATCTATATCCATGGCGTGGGGAATTGTTGAGCAGTTCTCTCCTCAGTTTGAGGCAACTAATCAAGATAAGGCATCGGCTATCAGTGTAGGTCTCATGAAGAGTGCCGTGACATTCTCTCTTATGCTAAACCGTATAGGCGACATGGCGTTTATCGATCGTAATGGCTTGTACACAGGTCCAAGTGTCAATACCTCAACGTTAGCAGGTGTTCAAGCAGCCTCAAACGCACCAGCGCCTTCGGCTAATCCTTACCCAGCATCAGTACCTAACGAAGATCTGCAGATGATCTATAAGAGGGGTACTATGTATGACCTTGACTTTTTATTTAGGGCAACTGGTGGTTATTCTTCTCAGTATCACTCTACAATGTTAAACGGCACCACTGCTGATCGAGGATGGCTTCAACCTATTCCTGTAGAACTTCACCTGGGTGACGGACTACGCTATCTTGTTCGTGTTTCTGCGCTAGATGTTCAGCACATGATCTTTAATGAGCGCATGGTCCCTCTACTGACCACAGTAAACGTCACTTGTACTCGGTACTTTGATGGTCCAGAGATATTTCAGACCGCAAATTCTTCTAGTGTTTTTGATCTTACAACTACGGCAACTCAAGCAGCAAAAGCCAGCAGCACGGCGCTTAAGTAAAGGGAGAGACTAAATGTTCTTAGATAGCCGTTATGCAGATGGTGTCATCTTTAAAGCCTGGGATGCTCGAAAAGGGCAGTACAACCAGAGTGTCTTTCGTCAATGGCCTGGATACTCTATGAGTTACTTTATGTACGAGGTAGTAGATGGAGACCGTCTCGATAACCTTGCTAACAGGTTCTTGGGAGATCCTCAGTTTTGGTGGACCATCATGGACATTAACCCAGAAATCAACGATGTCCTTACTATCAAGCCAGGTACACAACTGAGGATACCAAATGCGTGATCCAGAGCGTCAAAATATACACGGGAACAAATTCACTGTGTCGTTTCCTGATTTTCCAGGGTTTACTCGTTCTCCTCGATACATCACAATGACTCAGGAAATGGGACACCACGACATCGTAGAGTTGTACTACCAACAGGTGAGCCCCTTCATCCTAAAAGCCCTCAATACAGGAGTACCTGTAAAAATTGAATGGCAAAACGATAAAGTTAAAGGGACATTCATTGGATATGCGGTTCATGCAACTCCGTACACCGCTCAAAGAATTGAACGAGCAATAAAACTTACCTGTGTGAGCGCTTCTTACCTTATGAAAGATAAACTTTCTAAGATTTGGACTAATACTACGGCGTCAGAGGTAGTTACTGAGTTAGCAAAAAAATACCATCTAGTACCAAACGTGACTAAGTCACCCACAAGATTTAGTCAGATCTCTTTATCAGGACATAGCGTATGGGAAAAACTTAGAGAACTGTCTAACAACTTAGGTTACGGTCTTCAAGTTATTGGCGCAGAACTTTACTTTCATCCTATCGACAAGATGATTGATCAGTTTATGACGACAATCCCTGTCATGGCATTCTTAGATCCTTTTACAAATCCTCAAAGTCACTTCTCTACTCAGACCTTGAGCATGTTTGAGGCTGACCTTGGAGACTTCATTGAAAGTAACTCAGAGACACGTAGCACAAAGATAACCGCAGGAGTAGACCCAGTCACAGGAAAACTTCATAAGTCTGTGTCTTCTCCTCAAACTGTAGGAAAAGGTCTAAGAAAAAATACTAAAGAACCTCTTTTCTCTAGCATTGAGACTTCCATAGTTTCTAACAGTGCATCTGTAGCAAAGGCCCTTTCTGATGGAAAAGCCCAACACTCTCGCTTATCCATCCCTGCTAAAGCCGCAGGTCAAGGAGACCCTCGTATTGCTCCATGGGCAACAGTAGAAGTTCGTGGCACAGGAAACTTGACAGACGGATTTTGGATTGTTAAATCTGCTGTGCACACCATCCACTACGATGGTCGCTACACAGTTGACTTTACTTGCTTGAGTGACGGTCTTGGTTCAAACAAACCTTCTGCGACACGCCCTATTGCTGCTGGTAAAGCGCCTATAGTCAACCTTACTTCAGACACACCAAAAAAGCCTACAACCTTTAGAATAGCGGCTAAAGAAAAACTAATTGTTGACACGCAAGGTGGTCTAAAGACCGCTTCAAGGAAATGGGTGGGGGTTAAGTAATGAAAGAAGTTGCAATCTCCCTTCCATTTATGGTTGATGCTTACGGAAAAGTTGGGTCAACAGAATCTCAAGAAAAGATCTGGGCAGATAAAGTTTTGTCTGTTATTGGTACTTCTTTGCGGGAAAGAGTAATGAATCCTTCTATAGGTACTGTTATTCCTTTTTCTTTGTTTGAAGACACTGACAACGCTTCGGCAGAAATCTCCATTGAAGTCACCAAGGCTTTCAATGAACAATTAAGCCTTCTACACTTAAGTAGTGTGAACGTTACCGTAGACCAATACACCAACATCATGACTGTCAGCATTACTTATGATCTACCCAACACCCAGACTGTTACTACAAATATTGGTCTGGTAAACATTAATGGAACTAACCCAATTTATCAGGAGTTGCTATGAGCGTAACGCCAGTTTCTAATATCCCTATCTCTGTAGATTACACTGGTAGAGATTACTACACCCTTCGTGATCAATTGATCACTCGTGTTCAAGATAGAAT